GCCAGCGTGCGAGGCCATTGTGTCGCCAGCAGCAGGGGTGTTGGAAGCGCCAGCGCCGTACAAGCCGATGTACCAAGATGTGATCTGTGCTGTGCTGGTCAGGGCTGTGCCAGCCATGTACTGAAGGCCCACGTTGACCACAAGGTTGCCCTCTTCAGCAGACCACTTGAGATTGCCGTCTTTGTCAAAGCACTCCATCAGGAATCGACCTGTGGCTTTGGCAGTTTCGGTGTATTTAGTGCCTGCGATCAGACCGCTACAAACGGCGTCAGAGGCTTTTGCAATTTCGTTGGACATGATGGTTTCCTTATGAAATACGAATAAGCGCAGACGTGCTGGTGTCAGCGGGCATCTGCACAACAAAAGTGTTGGTTGAAGTTTTGTCGTTACCAAAGTCCAGTACGCAAACTGCACCGTTGGCCCCGGCTTTATAAATCAACGCCCCACGAGCCGTGATTGTGCCCGTCCACGAAGCATTTGTAAACGTGACATAGGTGACACTGCCCGTTGTAGTGGGTATAGAACTCACTGTTGCGGTCACCACTTGCCCACCTGCTACATAATTGCCGCCAGAGGCTTCCCCGTCTGACGTGTAAGCTGTGGTGGTTTGGTCAAGCGACACAGCGTTGGTGTACAGCGCCAAGCGAAAAGTGTCTGAAGACAGATTGATTGTCCCGTTGGCCAGCCCACTGCGCAGAGTGTTGCAAGAAAAGTTGCCGGTAAAAGCCATCAAGTCACCGCCTGTCTATATTGGCCGGAGCGGTAAGCGTCTTGACGTTCCATACCATCACCCAGACGTTTGGCCAACGCAAGTGCTTCTTTGTACTTGCCGTCATACAGGGTCAGCAGGTCTGTCTCACCCTTCATAAACGTATACGCCTCAACCAGTGACCCATAAAGAAGCACAGAGTCGAAGTTGTCGCCCAACCACGTCTGCCCAGCCGTCACAATTGATTCAGGGTAGTAGTAATAGTGCAACTCCACCCCATACACTGCGTTAGGTGTAGGGCCAAGAATAAACGTCAGCTCTTTGGAGTCCGCAGACTGCGGGCCAAAAATAGCGTAATACTTGGGGATGCCAACATCTGTTGTAGGGTTGGGGTACGCCTGCCGGATGAAGTTCACATCCTTGTTGAGCAGGTACTCGTAGTTACCGGAAGCGTCAATGACGGCCATAGAATACGTGGCCAAAAAATCACCCGGACACGACAGGTACTTATTTGCCGATGACGTAGACCCCGTGACGTTGCTGCGTAGGGAGGGGAATTGCACCGTGTTGTAGATGCGCTGCTCGGCTTGTTGAATAAAGCGGTCAACCTGCTCCTTCGAGGTCTCTATAGACTCGTCGGCCAGCGTTACATCCGGAAAGTTATTTTCCGTATACGCTTCAATAGACGCAACAAGCTGGGCGTAGTTCATGCCATTGGGCCTCGGGCAATCAAGCCTTTAGTAGCTGCGCCAGTGCCGCGCACCTTGATGCCGGATGTCTTAGGGGCAGGGTAGTTATTACGGCTGATGTTACCAACAGACATATTGACATCATTGGCCTTCAAACGATTGCCGCCATCGTAGCCGCTGTTCTTAATGTCCACACCAGCGTTGCCGTCCATCGTGTGTGGCGGAGCATAGACATCGGCTTGGCCGACTTCTTTGCCCATTACTTTTTTGCTAAAAGTGGCCATGTTAGGCTCCTTTTTTGTATGTAAAGGAAGACTTCTTCTGGTTGGCTACCTTGGCCAAACCACGACCCAGCGATTTCATCTGAGCATTGGTCTTGCCGCCCTTAGCCAGCTTAGTCATAGGTTGACCGGGATGCAGCCTTTTCTCGTGTTTATTCACGGCCTTAGCTGCCATCTTCTTGTCTTGCGCCATATCTTTTTTGTCCATGATCGACTCCTTATGTCGTTGCAACCGTAACTGTGCCTAATTCTACCGCCAACACCAAATTGTTTGGTGTTAAAAGCGTGTCAAACCCACTTGCTCCGCCAACAGGGTTATACCCCCACTGGAAAACTCGACTACCGGCTTCTGGGTAACCAAAGCCCTCTTCGTCCAAGCTGTTGGTTTGCAAAATCTGCAACCCACTTTGCCCTGATACCGTGTAGCTTACATCAGGCCGAGGCTCCCGCACAGCTTGCGGGTCGTTGACTGGGTACATACCCAATTGCAACTGTGGATGATCTGGGTCCCAGCACGCCTTGCAAACCTTGACCTTAAACGGCTTGGTTTTGACGGTTTGTGTGCGAAGTTCCGTGAGCTTGTACCTCTGCGCACATCGGTCGCATTCCGCAATTGCATGCTTACCAGAGGCAAATCGATTAGGCATAGAAGAGATTTCTTGGAACAAAACGCAATGGAGACGTATCGCGGTCTTCCGCAGCCGCTAAATCCCACTGCTGTTCGTACTCTGCCTTCAGCCCCATTACGCGCTGAGGATCAACGTCTGGCAGCTTCATGCTCAACAGATACGCCAACCCAGCTACCATGCAGGGGATAAAACGAAACGGAATGTCTTGCACCGATACACCAGAGCCAGCATCTTGGATGCGGCGCATGCGGTAGTACACGAACATGTACTGGTCACCGGGGGCGTTAGGTGTTGGCCACACGTTGATGGCGGGCAAATTTTGCACAGTGATAGCCGCGCCGGTAGTGTGCGCCGCAGCGGTTGTACCGTTTTGCCCACGTGCGCAATTTAACAACTGGTTGTTTACAGGGTCTACGTTGGGGTAACTGATTGTCTCGTTATCAATCTTGATAAACCCAGCGGTGGTCAAGCTATCTACATTTGACACTGTGATTGTGGTGGCTGTAGATGTAATCGTCCCGTTAAGGGTAACCGTAGTGCTGTTCTCTTGGCCGGACTGACGGTTGTACCAGACCTGAATTGGGCGACCTTGTGCCAACTTGTTTGGCAGCGACATGTAGGTCGATTCAGAGATACCGCTGATGTTGATATCAATCTGGTTGGATGTGCCGTTGCTCTGGCGGATTACCATGTCCAACAGGTTGATTGTGTCCGTAGGCATGGGGTATATGGCCTGACCCGTCACCATAGGAATCTGGCCCTGCTCCACCGTCCAGAAGTTCAAGCCACGGTTGGCCCACTCAATCGTCAGCAGGTTCAACGACCGACGCGCAGTGCGGAAGTTGTAGCCCGTACGCAACTCTTGGCCGCAACGCTCAAACGCCTCCTCAATGAGGTCGTTCATGTCGAGGTTAAACGCTGTGGTTCCGGTGGTCGTGGCCATTATCTATACCCTGCTGTTTTCTTTGCGATGGTTTTAGGTTGGGCTACGAATTGTTTCCCGGCGGCTTTTCCTGCCCGCTTGGCTTTGGTTGTCGCAGCGTACTCAGCAGGGCTGAGACTTTTGATCGCAGCTTCTGGAAGGTATCGCTCACCTGTTTTACTAGACGGTTTTCCACTCTTGGTTCTCCATTTCTGGTCGCCCCAATCCTTTAGGGATTTTTGAGGCGCTTTCAATCTCGGTAACCCCCGCCAGCGGCTTTATACCGTTTGGCCATCACTTGCGCTTTTCTTGCGCTCCACTGACCTGCACCTGTGCCAACGATTGCAGCAGCTTTGACGCTGTTGAAGATGCGTTTACGTAGCCCCGGTTTGGTGTAATTGCCAGCCTCGTTGACCTTAGATTTTACCTTGCCACCCTCTTTGTACTGGGTAAAATCAGTGTCATCCCGCCGCGCTACTTTCTTAGCGCCGGGCATTTTTGAGGGGCGGATATCGCCCATACCACGGGATGCCATCATGATTAAGCCCTCGTCTTTCCGCGAATGGCAATGCCATCAGCACGCGAGGAAGCAGAGCCACCTTTTTTATACCCTTTTTGCCCCCGAACACCGTCACGGGGGTCCTCAGACGGTGGGGTTTTGCTGGCAGCGTTATATGCCTTAGTCGCGGCATCTTGTGCCTTGCGATCTTCTTGCTCTTTACGAGCACGTTGTTCTGCATCGTTCATACCAACTCCTTAGCAGGCTTTGCCGCCGGATTTCATTGTGATCATCTTACCTTTGGTTTTGCCCTTTGTGGCAACGCCGTCTTTGCTAGGAGCAGCAGTTTTGACCGCGCCCATTTTGGTTGCGCCACCAGATGCCATTTTCTTGGCAGGGGCTGCTTTTTTCTTGGCCATCATTGCCATAAAGCCGGGGTTCATTTTGGAAGCCATAGTATCACCACCTTTTGAAAATTTGCGGCCCTTGTCCGCTTGATTGAACTCTTTGCCCACGGATTGTGGGACGTCTGCTTTCTTAGCAAACGACGGGTTGTTAGCCACCGCCGCCATGAAATT